CCGATGATAGGGATTATCCAACTCATTACGGACAGCTCCCACTGATAGCATTAGGAGCAGCAATCCTCCACGCGGTTTCACCATTGGTGCAAACAACTGCGTACGCTTTGACTGGTGTTCCGTTCGGTATAGCCCCAATAGCAAAATCATCCGTATCATCTTCATCTACATCTAATTGATCTGGATATACTCCTATTCCAAAGGGATCGTCTGATCCAGATGCGTTTGGGTTAATTTCTTCCCAATCGGCGTAAGCTTCAATGTCTTCGGAGTCCGGAACCTTTTCCAAATGTCCAGGACCTGGGGAAGTTTGGCGTATGCGCTCACACGTATAGACATAGACACCAGTAACATCTTCTCCACCTAGCTGGTAATTCGTGCTGCTCTTAACCCTTACCCAAATCTCATTTGAGACTGATGGTCCTAAGAGTATTACGCCCCAAGTATCGTCAGAGGCTGAATCCTCAACATACAGAAGGGAATAAAACCCCCCAGAACAGGTAACCATCTTTTCTGAATCATCCGCCTGAACTTCAGCCGAATCCCCTTCAGCGGAATCGTCTAAACGGACCTTAGAAACGCCAATTAACAAAGCCGCTCCAACAAACCCTGGAGCTATCGCCGTTTGCAAAATTCCAATAACCGCATCGCTATCCCCAGTAGGAACGGCCGCAGTCCAACGAACGTGACCACGTCCTATCGTTCCCAAAGAAGATACTGTGTTTGAAGCATTAGCTTTTTTCAATTCTACGATTGAAAAAATTGATAAGGGTTCTTCCCCATCATTATACACAGGCACAGTAACTCGGCTGTTACGACTATTAAACGTCGGAGTTTGTAACCCAGGTTCCTTCTGTTGGGATGACTGAGCACGAAAATTGCGAATGTCTTGCGCTATCGCAATCGCGTCTTTTTCTAGTAATTGAACGCGCTTTCCAGGCATACTTTTATCCACGAACCACAGTAGGTAGATTTAACCAAGACCAAGGCAATTCCCATTTAGTCCGATATTTCAAATACACAGGTGGTCGGTTAGCTGCTAAAATCCCTCCAGCGCCATCCAGTAAAACTGGTTCGTCAGATGGTTCATATTCTCCCGTGTACGGATTTTGAACCATCACCCGTTCTCTACGATAATATTTATGCGTGGAAGGATAGTAGACGACATATTGGGGGTCATCAGAAGTAGTTTCTACTAAATAATGATAACCTTTGTCCAAAAACTCTCTGTCGTATGTTTTCCCTTCTGAACGCACTTCTATTGTATAAGAAACTCTCCAATCATAAGTGCCATCTCCCCTATTACGAACTACTGGGACAGCATTAAGAATACATCCGCCACGAGCAATAATAGGGACTTGAGCTACAATAATTGGTTCTACATTTACCGAATTGATAAACCGATTCAAAATAACTGGGTCCATGTCGCCCCAGCTGTAAGTTTTCTCAATATTAATGACAGTACGCTTTTCAGGTTCAGTCGGAGGATCAGCATAAGGACATAGAGCAGAGTTGGTAACAGCTATCCAATTCCCATATTGATCATAGGCTGCTGTTACAGGAACTTCTACGGTGTTCGTATTAAACCGAATGTGCGTAGCATCATCAGACGTTGTGTCATCACTAAACCCAGATGACCCACTTTTTATAGCGTATGTGGCCCTACCACTAAACGTCTTGCCTTCATTAGCATCTTCAGGATCAGCCGTAAACTCTTGAAGCCTGGCTGAAGCTAATCCATAATCACTCAGCGTCCAAGGCAAATTGTCTAACAACCATGTATAAACAGCTGTGACGTTCGTGGTTGGGGTATCAACATCACTCCACTTAACTTGAAATTCTAAGTCGAAAGTAACGTTAGCCCCAGTAGGGCTAGAAGATCGCAGAACTAGATTTTTACCACTATATGAAAAGCCCATAGATTACATTCCCAATCCTAAGTCGATGACCTCTGGACTTTGAGATGACATCTTTTCTAAAAGCTCATTTTGCCTGTCTATACTATCAGCAATCTTGTTTGTATTTTTCGCAGTAGCCTTAGAAGAATCAGCAGTGGTCTTAGCATAATTGTCTTCACGTCGAATCGTAGCATGATAGGCTTCTACCGTTCCTCTTTCTACTAGGTCCGCAAACGACTGTCCTGTATCAGTTCGTGCTCTAGTGCCTTCTAACAACTCTTTAGCTTGATCCCGTAAGATACGACTGTATTCAGCAGCACGAGTCCGCTGAATAAGATCAACAACACGATCATTACCTTTGGCACGTTGAAGCTCAGCATCGTACCGAAGATTCATCAGCTTGATTTCTCGTTTCCAACGATCTTCAATAAGCATAGCTTCCTGACGACGGTATCGGTCTTCCCAAGATTGAATTTCCCAAGCCCGTCGTTCAGCTTCTTTGGCAGCCTGATCTAACAGTTCTTGATGTCGTCGTTTAGAAGCTAACCACCAAGTCTTTCTGACTAGTTCTTCAGCTTCAGCCACCCCCTTAACGTTTTCCAATTCCTTAGCGAATTGCATATCCAACAAACGCATTTCACGATCATACTCATTTTGAATATGCATTAGCCGTTCTTGATGAAGTCTGTCTTCCCAACTATTGATTTTTTCAATAGCGTCTTCGGCTTCATCCAATCCACCCTCTCCTGAACCTCCAGGGGGTATAATGTTTGGAAGTTCCTTCTTACCAACTCTTGTAAAAGAGGCTTCCAATTCGCTAATCTTATCACTAATTTTTGCAACCTTGTCAAGTTGCTCATCAAGCTTCTTTTGTTCCTCTCTGTTCGCAGCTTCCCAAATTCTAAGAGTCAAAGGAATACGGGGTGTTCTCCCAGTAATTTCAGCCATAATAAAATGACCCACTCCAGGATGACTAGCAATTCCCCGAAGCGTTCTCTCATACGACTTTTGCATCTCATGATACGTTCTTTGTTCTTGCTCTAACTCCTGTCTCAGATCTCTGATTCTTCTTTCATCTAGAATCCTATTTAGCCTTTGCTGGGCATCCGCTGCTCCTTCAATGCTGCGAGCGGCCTCATCCACCTTAATCCCTAAGTCCCCATATCTATCTTCCAATCGACCAATGACCGTTTGGGCCCAATCCATTTCCTCATTGGTAAGATTCTGGCTTGACGACAAATCCATAAGCTTTTGAGCAAGTTCTTCGTCTTTCCGTATCTTTTGTTTTGCTGCCTGTGCTGATTTATTCAATTTGCTAGTAGAATCACTAATTGCTTTGCTAAATTTGTAAATGCGATAAGCAGCAGCTCCAACCACAACGACGATGGCAGCAATTAAAGCTACAATAGGATGAGCCAACAAAAAACTAAAAGCTATTGCAGTCCTTCTAATTACTACAACCAAGGAACCAAGAACCTTAACCAGTCCGCCAAAAGCCAATGCCATAGGGCCAATCAAAGCAGTTATAGCTAATATCTTTGATATGTTTTCCTGTTGAGCTTTGCTAAGACCCTTCCAACGGTCTATTAAGTTCCTTACAAAATCCCCCATCTTCTCAAGCATAGGCAAAACAATCTTAGAAATGTCCATCCCTAACGACACAAGTTGGTTTTTTAGCTGCTTCAACCGAGCCAACGGCGATTTCATTTGACGATCATAAACCTCTTGCATCGTTCCACCAGCTTCTAACAGCACACGTTCGTACTCTTTCATCTGAGTGGATAAACCAATAAGAGGCAAAATAGCTCGTTGAGTACGTGCTTGGAATCCTAATTGCTCAAGGGCAACAGCACGTTGGGGGCCAGTTAGGTCCTTGAAAGCCATTTCGATGTCATGAATAATATCAATAAAGTTGCGGTATTCTCCTGTTGCTTGATTTATCATTCGAATACCGTACTTTTCAAAAACTTGACCGTTTTCCATATAGGCTTTCGACAACAATCTAAAAGCCCTGCCCATCTCACTACCAGCTTTAGCACCCTTAATACCTACACCTGCGTAAGCTGCCAAGGCAGATACAACCGTTTCTAACTCAGCTCCGAATTGTCTTGCAGCAACTGAAGCGTCATTCGTCATAGACTCTGCAAATTGCTGAACCGTTGCATTGTCCATAACGTTAGCTTGCGTCAAAACGTCGGCCACACGAACTAGGTTTTCCATATTCTTTTGAGCATCTTTACTAGCTAAGCCCATAGCCTTTTGAGCATCAGTCAAAAGGTCCGTTGCTACAGCCATATCAAAAGCGCCTGCCGTAGCAAACTTTTGGACTACGGGAAGTGCAGCCATGGAAGCCTCAGCATCCATACCAGCTGAAGCTAAGTAAAAATAGCTCTTGGCCAATTCATTTGCTGCTTGAACACCATTCTCCGAAAGCGTACGAGCTTGGCGTTCCATTGCTTCTCTTAAATCATCAGTCAATCCCACCATAATGCTGGTGGATTTGGTCATGGCATCTTCAAATTGAAGAAGGCTACGTATTCCTAATCCAAAAGCCAAACCTATAGGAGCACTAATGTACAAAGACATAGTAGTGCCCCAAGTTCGCAGCCGATTGCCAAAGCGCGTAAGACGAGCTTCAGCCACTCGCATCCCAGCTTCTAACCGAGTGGTGTTTAACGATATGTACGCCGCCATCGTTCCTAGCGACTCTGGTATCATTTCTTACCTTTGTTCGCCTTTGCGTCGTGAGAAAGTCCGGATAGCCACATCTTCACTCGTTTTTTCATTTCCTCTACAGACATCCGCTTACGGAAACTAGGAGGACGAAAATCCAAAAGCAAATCTTTTACACGCACACGTCCTTTAACTCGATTTTGGCGAACTTCTGCTGCTATTTGTGCTAAGTAGTAATCATGCTTTGTATGGATGTTTGGCTGCTTATCAAAGTACGCTCGCCACAATCTTATTTCTGAAAGTGGTACAGTACGTTGTAACACATGAATCGGCTGGCCCAGCGCCATAGCCAGCCGAATCCAAAACATCCAATTTGTTAGTTTTTTCCTGCTTCATCCTCAAGCTCATCTTCGGACTTGTCCAAACCGTTTAGCCGATTAGCAATTTTGGTGATTTCTTCGGTCATTCGACTCCCCCACGATTCCACTTCACTGCGCTTGACCAAACGAGCTTCACCATCTTCGGGCACGTACCAAACGGTCCGCTGAAGCAAGTCGATGTCGGCACCAGCCAAATTCTTCACAGCCATCAAGCGTTTGGCGCCTTTTCGATCATCACCGATTTGCTCCGTACGTACATCAATAGTAGCCGAAAGAGCTTTGAGATACTCAGCCCGCGCTTTGGCTGTAAGTTCGCGCACCTCATAAGGACGGTTATCGATAGTAATAGGTTCTGACGCTAAAGTAGTGCTGTAATTCTTCACTTCATTTGACATAATCTAGTCTCCTAAAACAAAAAGGTTAATTATGACCCCTCCGTATAGTCAGGGGCTGTTTCCGTACCCTCATTGTCGTTAGTCACAACAATGACACCTTCTCCTTCAGGCTGCTCGCCTTCTACAAAGTCACCTGGTTCAAATGAACGCAAGTAGCCATAGAACACAACCGACGCACCATCCGGATAGGTAAATGTAATGGCTTGGTTGACGTTGATCGCCGCCAAAATATCATCCCATCCATCCGGATCATACGCTGCTCGAAACGACCCATCAGTGATTTCCTTCAAAGATCGTGGAGTCTTGGTACGATAAACCGAGTTGCTATGAGTTGTGGTATCAATAGCATCTCCACCATCAATGCCAGGAGGATTTACACTTACCGGATCAATAACCAAATTGACGTCAGTACTCGTTCCGAAAGAAACTGAAATTCCAAATCCATCTTTAAGTGCCTCAGACAGCATGTTTTTACTCCTTCTTCCGTTTTATCAAGCCACCGATTTAATTACGATGGCATACTCTAAATCAAACACCCAACGATTATTTTCATCACAACCCACCGCAAACACTCCGCGATTCCGACGTGCTCGGCAAAGCGTTACTGTTTGGCCATCAGCAGCGTACGCTGCATAAGCGTCTGAGGAATCCTCTGCCCACATCCAATTGCTTACCCCATCCATAGCTGATAGGATGGCTTGGGCCTTTTTATGTCCTTCCAACTGGTTTGCCGATCTCACCCGAATCGAAACAACATAGTTGTCCCAAATGCCCGAATGGGGACGGGAATGAATTTGTTGAGACTCATCGTAGACCGTAATACAATTTATAGGAGCTTTTGGTTCGGCTACAACAGCCACTGACCAATCGACAGATGTATTGTAAGCGTACCCTACACCTTGTTCGATCAAAAACGCTCTTACCAAACGACTGATTGGATGAATAATAGCAGTCATTTCGTCAACCAAGTCTTAAGCATCACGCGCAACCTTTGATAGTTGTCGTTAATGGCCCTTTCCAAAAACTTACGACCACGGGGCCAAGGGGAACGAAATTGCGTATCAGGTTTGGCTTCGTGAACGAATAAAGCGTAAGCTGCCAATAGATATACTACACCGAACAAAGCTTGTCCAGTAGAACCTTTGTAGATTCTACTACGATGTGATCCTTTTAGGTTTCCAGTCCGAATGGGCGTGCGGTCCATCGAAGCGTGTTGAATTTCCGTAACAAGTTGGGTAACGGCTGGACGGCAGTTTCGCTTCATTTCCTTACAAACTTTCCTAATATTGCGCCGAATTTCGGCCAAACCTGACATAGTGTGTCGGCCTGTCTTTTTATCACGACCAGTCGCTATTTGTTTTTCCCGCCAGTACTTCATACCGTAGCTGTCCGCAAATACTCAGTTGCTCGAAGGTTCGGCAATTTACTGAAGCCTTTGATTCTTCTAGCTAAAGGAACCTCATCTGGTGTTAATCCATCCACTTCGGATAAAGTTCCCAAATACAAATATCCATTTACTTCCAAATCCCGATCTGAATACACAGTAGAATCATTCAAAACATCGTTGCTCGGAAACGATAATACAGCACCATTCACGTCTTCCCAACGACACTCAATTTCTACAGGATCAGGATAGGTCTGATCACCATCTCCACTTTCGACAGGCGGACCCCAATAAACCGCTGTTTGCTTCCGCATTTTAGAAATAATGGACACTACAAATCCTTCCCAGCATTATCCGTGTCCCAATCTGTCAACCCAACCCAAGTAATTCCAGGCGTCAATCCTCCTATACCCCTTTTCATTTTCTGGTCCAACGAAGCCAATCCACCATTGGTATCTAAAAGCTTGGCCTGTTGACCATAGGTAGTTTGATCTAAACCTAATCCAATTCGTCGGTCATACGAAGCCGAAACAGAACCAGCTTTTTCCATCGAAGCTCGAACATCTGAAATAGCAATGAAGTGAGCAGCAAGCCAACGTTCAATAAGCTCTAACCTAGTATCATCATAGTTGCTAACGTCACCGCAGCATTCCGTAACTAATTCATTTGCCGTCGTAATGAAAGGGTCAAAATCCGTAATGACGGTTGTATCGACTTCCATAATCTTTTGAATAGCTTCTGATGTCGTTCTAACCGCCATAAATCACCTGATCCATTCGTCCAAATCACCTTTGGGAAAAACATCTAAAACTGAATCTGGGCCCAAATTGATTATTTCTCGTTTCGGAAAAACTTTGGGCAACGCTTCAGCTACTCGATGAAAACCATTTATGAAACGTTTGTAAGACGATTCATTAGGTTTGTTGATGTTGTCCAAGTGCCAGTTTGTTTGCCCCTTCGTCCCTTTCTTACAATCAAACCCAAGAAGAAGCACCCGACGTGCTCCCAATACTAAAGTCAGATTGATTCCCGTCGCTCCTGTACTCATATTCCAACCTAGGGCATTAGTATGAAGTCCATACCCTTCTCGTTTCATTGTTAAGATTGGAAGGTCCGATTGAGTGTGAAGAGCAGGTTGATTTGTGACAATGGGATTGGAAAATTGAAGCAACGATTCTCGATGGACATTCCACCAAGGCAAATCACCGAACACACAAACGTTCACCACAGATGTGCCCAAACGATATGCGTCATTACAACCAACGACCGGCAAACCCACTAAACGTTTCCAATGGAAATTGCGTAAGGATGGTCCACCACCTAGAACCACCACGTCCATTCCGCTGTACCATCGTTGAGGATTCCAACGCATCGGTCATGCCTCTAATGGCCTTATAAGCCACGATCTTCTCCCAGATGGGTCTTCCTACATCTAAACCCATTTGAAAGCCATAGGGGCCAGTTCTCACACGTTCCTGGCCCCGAACGTGGGTGGTCCGAATGGCGTAAAAGGACCACCCACGTTCGTTATTACAAATCCGACAAAAACTCTGCCAACTTCTTCTTCGTCAAGCCCTTCTCATTCAAAGACTCGTTGGTCTTTTCTGGTAGGGCCGCATAATACCAAGAAGCTTTCTTGAACACCACCACGCCCTTTTCGATTGCTTCGGAGAATTCGCTGGTGACATTCGTTCCCAATTCACTCTCTGCGTCCGAAAAATCAGGTGTGGGTTCTCCATCAGGTTCCGATTGACTTTCCGGTTCGTTATAAACTGGAATGTCATTCGTAGACCCCATTGGTTCAAACTTATTTTTGAACATCTGGTCCAACGGCACTTCAGACGGCACTACATCGTTCTTATGATAGGTCTTGCCATCTTGAACGTGCGAACCACCAATCAACTTATACAGTCTCATTGTAGTCTCCTAAATCAATTAATTAATGGTTTACTGCACATATCCGTGAACGATACCAGTGTTGCCGTTAAAGTCCGCACGAACCTGGGGAACCATAATGCACATAACCTTGAAGTGCTTCCGCATCCCACCGAGTTCGTCCCACTGAACAGTAACGATTTCCATGCCAACGACCGTTCGCACTACGTCGCTAGTCATCTGGACCAGAACAACATCGGTAGAATCCAGATAATCCAACGTCTGGACACTCTCGATACCGTCAATCTGCTCCACACGCCGACGCAGCGTAATGTCGCTGTAGTCCTTGTAATCGTCGTCCAGGTACTGGCTCCATCCGCTACCAACGTACATCACCCAAGGACCGTAGTAGTAGTTGTCAATGCTCTGCTGACGCATTGCCAATACTTCATCAACAAACTTCTTAGCAGTCCAACTACTGTCCGTAGGATCTGTAAGCACCTTGGTGAGACGACTCGTGAAATCGGTCAAGCCATAGATGCTGTAACCAGCATACTTATAGGCTGTAGTCCGCCACGTGCCCGCATGCATCTTCTCAACGATTTCCGATACCTTACGAGCAGCCAGCTCAGCTGTCGTCGTGTCCAGCGGACTGCCACCGTTACGACTGGCCGCAATCTGACGAACGGTGTAATGAAAATCCTTGTGAACAACCGGCAGAGGCAAACCAGCCAGATCGAATTCAGGACGATCTGACTGAGCAGCTCGTGCGGGGTCCATCGACACATCCGCATCAGAAATATCGCCCATGGACTCCGTTTCCAACACGGTCTTCCCCATACCGTTGGGAACAGAGTATTCCAAACCACGACCACGCAAGTCACCCACCAGCTTCAACCGTGGCTTCGCAGCTTTGATAATTGCCGTGTCCAACTGCTTCCATTCATCCTTACGGAGCGTGGCATCAGCGTTAATCAAAGGCAAAACCACAGGCTTGCCGTTCTCAATGCGAGTAATGTAAGACCGGCGCGTAGTAGGATCAAACCACGGGCGCAACACAATCGGGTTCATCCCATTGTTCAACAACATCGTCCCAGCGTCACCAGAAAGCGAACCTCCAGTCAGCTTGCCGTTCTGGAGAAATCCAATTTTAACGTCATCATTCATGACCGTACTCCTGTAATCAGGTATTTGTTTTTACTAAAATCAAACCAAACAAAAGATTGGTGTTACCCAGCACGACAAACCGTCAGCGTATCGGAAGCTCCACTACCAGTCAAATCCTGAGCTTCCTCAGCGTACGCCATAATCTTCTTCACGGCACCATCACTAGCAGCACTAGACTTAGCGATAAGACGCCCCTCTCCATCAGAGATCAACGCCTCACCAATACTTACATCCTCACCAGACTTCAGCATACCTTGGAATCGGGTTCCAGGCTGAAGAATATGAGCCTGAACAAGATCGTCAGCACTGTAAGCGTCATCAATGGTATTGCCTTGAAGAGCGTCTTCAGCAGCAACGATAACCAAGCCATAATCACCTTCACTGTCGTGCTTCTTATATTCACCGTCTGAGTTCTTCTGGATAATATGACCAGGATAGATTTCCTCAGCCGCCAGTGCCTCATCCAACCGCCATCCGTCGCCATCCAACTGAATCCGATTTGCACTCATCGTTGTTTACTCCTATAGTTTCACTTTCGTGTTGTTAACGGACCTTTTCAATAGTCCAAATTACTTCGAATCGTTGGCCCAGTTGATTGTCGGCATTTCCAGCGGTTCCTCTTTGGTTGAACCTTCTGGCACATCACCGAGTCCGCTGAAATCAATGTTGCTGGTAGGTTCCTCTTTGTTACCACGAGCAATCGAAGCCACGCCACGCAACTGATCCAACGTCATAGCCTTCAAAGCATCTTCCGAAAACGTGTTGGCTTCGTTGGCTGTGATCGTGTTGATCAAAGTCTTCTTCGTCGCAGCATGTGCCCGCTGCATTTCCAACAGCATTTCACGGTCGTCACCCGTAGCGTTTGCGATCATTTCCTTAATGGTCATTTTCTTCGGCTTCTGATCTGCCGACTGATTCGTGGTAGGAGTTGTCTTACCATCCTTGTCATCACCGGCATCCGAATCGTCTTCCGGTTCAGACTTGGAATCGTCCTTCTGATCGTCGTTGGTAGCCGGATGAATCTCCAGCGCAGGCTTCTCACTCAGAAGCTTCAGCTGGTCATCGTTCATACCTTCCAGAAACTCCTTGTCGTCCTCAGTCCAACGACCATCATTCGCAATCAACTCACCAATAACTTTCTCTCTGTCCATAACGTTTTCCTTCTCTGAACTGTTCGTAGTGTTAGACACTACATACTCGTATTTACGTACAACTTGCTCTGGAACGCCCTGGAGCGCAACTTTGTCATCTGTAATACTGTAATCCTGTCGATAGAGTTTGTCCTTGAGTTCGTAAACGAAATATGATTCAAAAACTTCCATCACCCAAACATCGGCCACGTCCGACTTTGTCGATTCACGAATCAATATTTGAAGTTGGTCCCAAACGTCTTGGTGAGAAAGTTCGTTGCGAATAAAACCAGCACCATCTTCAATACTACAAGCTCCAATTTGATCTGGCAAAACCGCCAAGTGATCTGGCCGAATGTTGCGTACCACTCCCTCATAGGTCTTGCCGTTGAAATCCCCTTCAACATCTTCGAAGTCCGCAAACAACCCAATGGACAACTCCATCGTCTGTCCGTTTTCAATAGCGTTCAAAACACGATCATCTACAACTTTAGCCCGATCTTCTTCCACCCAAGCTTCAGCCTTAAGTTTACCACCATCCCATCGCGCCCCCATAATAACGCCGATTTTGTGCTTATCCAAAATAACCGGATCGCAAGCAGACGTTCCCTTACCATTGATCATAGGATGATAAACAACAACTGGCTTGTAATTCCAAACCTGCGGAAACTTCGACAGCTCATCTGCTGGATAATAAAGAGGACCGTTGCTTCCGTTCATTACGGTTTCTACAGCCATCACCATTGGGACAACCATGTACTTCCGGCCTTCCATTGTTTCCCAACGAACGTTGCCGGATAGATTAGCAACCAAATGTTGAATCTGTCTCATATCCATCTCCTATCAACCTACAAAAAAGGGAACCTTTTCAGGTTCCCTGAACAGGGTCTGCTGCTTTCAACTTATTCTAGTAGAATTCCAAGCAAAAGAAAAGTCTAGTCATTCCGTTTTCCAAATTTCTCTTAACCCTTTTACCGGACGTGAGTAGGAGGCAATTGCGTCTTAGTCTGGTCCAATCGGACAGGACGACCAGCTTGGAATTTGATTTCAATCGTACCGAAGAAACGGCTTCCCATTAGATCGTTCAAAACACGATCTAACCAAGCTCGTTCCGATGCTATATCTCGTTCTACTTTAGGATCACGTACGGGCATTTCAATTCTTCCTCATAAAACCTTTGGCAAAACCTCTGATGTACTGAACAATTGGGCTAATACTATGCCAACAGTAGGGGATCACACGGATGGAAGCTCCTTGATGATTCTCCGCATGAAAACGGTGAAGCTTAATCGGCCAATATGGCTGTCCTACATCATCGTGGCCTTCGGCTACTAGACCGTCCTCATGGGAAATCAAAGCTAGTGGTCTACCACACATAAGGGCCAAGTGAGCTAATCCATTATCCGTTGCCACTACAAGTCTGGACCTAAGCATTCCAGCTATCGTGTTGTCTAAATATCTATTTCCGTATGTATCATTCCAAGCTGCATCACAATTGATCACACGATAGGACGAATCTGGATGCCCTGCGGCGAAAACTGAAAGTCCTTCCCCAGTAAGAAAATTTGTTAGTTCTTGCCAATGCTTCCAATTCTTATCAGAACCGTATTGACGCCAACGTGGACAAACTGCCACGTCAAAACTATCTGGCATCCCCTTTACTGCTTGGTATGGTTGAGGAATAAAATACTTTCGTGGAGCTTTTTGATCAGGTTCGTGAAAGATAATATCCGCATCAATATTACGTTCCTGCCATAACCGCTTAGCTAAATTCAATCGGTCTGGTTCTGGCCTAGCACGTCTGTCCTTGTCTGGTCGATAGTCTACATATTCATAATCGCAGTCTGGGTATAACGATTCCATACCATCTTCAATCATAGCTATCTTCGGTGTAGGAATCGCATTTACCTGTGGAGCATGAAACATACAAATAAAACCAAACTCAGCCCGGTAGGGCAGAATAACTTGCAAGCTCATTCATTGTTTCCTTCATCTGTATCCTTTTCCCAATCAGAATAGTAAGCACTAGTAAACCAATCTGTACTTATTTGATACATTTCCCGTTGTTCTTCAGACAATTGATCCAAAGATTGAATTAAAGTCCGTCCAGCAGAATTAACCTTTCGCTCTATTGAAACGTGTTGAATAGGAACATCGTCAATGGCCGTCCATCGGATTAACTTAGTCAAAACATTTTTATCGGTTGTAAATTCCTCAAATCGGAAGAAAGGACATTCTTGAAAAGCTATTAAACGATGTGTTGTTTCTAAAGCCCTTCTCAAAGCTTCCAAACGACTCTCCCAACCAGGTCTAGTAAACCAAGGCAACCGATGGGATTGTTTATTCAAGCTGGAAAGCAAAATATCGTCCGGATGACGAATTAACACAGCCACTTTCTTTACACCTACATCCAAAGCCACTTCACGAAGAAATGAATTGACTTCTCCGTATCGTTCACGTCCTTGAAAACGATCAGTGACTGCTTTAATATGAGCTTTCTTAATCCTACTAATATCTTTTGGATCTGTTAGATATGAAACATATTTGGAATCCTCCCAATGTTCATGGCGTACTATCCATTTGCGACTCATTGCCAACACTTTAGCCAAGAACAAAGTTCCCGTTCTTCCACTTCCCGTTAGGATAAATGACATTCGTTGGCCTCCAATAAATTTTGCTCCATAATCCGTTGGTATCTAAGAGTTCCCATTTTGCCTCTAGAATAAACACCAGCATAGCCATCCCAGCTCGCACCACAATCCAATATCGAAACCTTACGAGCAATATTGCTATGAAGCAGCAATCTATCCGCTAGCACCGCAGCAGACATCCCCATAGAAAGGCATATTACATCAAATTGGTTATCATCAAGGGCTTGTAGAACATCATTCAGAATCAAATGGAAATAGCTATGAGCATTGATTAAAGGAACTTCCACATGGACCCAAGAATTGAACAGAACCTTAGCCGATGTGCTCAAATGAGAAGGTCCCACTAACAACAATCGCCTGGTCCGTAGAGCAGCTATTAACTTTCCTCCCTGTCCTGAATGAACAGCTTGCCGAATTAACCTTCCTGAAGGTTGTGGTAGATGTTCCCAACCATTTTGCTTCAACCATTCCACGCCCTCATCAAATATTACTCGCCCAGGAAAAAGACCATACAAAGACAAACGCCGTCCCTCCAATGTACTAATCAAATCAGCCCTGAGTTGGGGTGTATACAATTCGCCCTGTCCATTTCGCCTTTTCTTACGGGCAATAGGATGGTCCATCATACAAAGAAATTCCCCATCACCATAGCACCCATAATGAATAGGGACACCCTCTAGAATAGCTTTGATTAAATCGTCAGTCGTTTGGATCATAGCCTTCTCTTTCGCATACATCTTTCAATTCCCGACGGAAGAATTGCAACTCATCTGGAGTAAGGACCTCATTACTCACTCCACTACGAAGCCTGCCAGCAATAGCAGCTTTCTTTGGCTTCTTCCAATTAGATGCTACAAAATCTTCAAATGGATAAGGATTAATATGAAGATTGCTATTCAACCAAAGACTGTACTGATGGAGAACAGAACCAATGCCCAAATGTTCATACTTAATTTCCAATACTCGAAAGGGAAACTTCGTCTTAGCATCTTTCGGCCAGCTCTGAACCAATTCTACTTGTTTCCAAAAACCTTCAGACTCTTGGTGTATCCATTGAGAAACCCTCTCCGGTGTATTCAAACCTAATCCACCACCCATACGAACTAGACCTTTGCGAACAGCCATGAAACTACGAGCGACATCCAAAGGATGCCTTTTTATACGGACAAAAACGATTTGATGTTCATGGAACAATTGAGCCAACCCAACCAATCCCAAATCACTTCTACACGGATGACACTTCCAAAACTCCGACGCTCGTAAAACATGGACGTTCAAAGCTCCTAAAGTCTCCAAAGCCCTTAACAAAAACGTCGTTCCAGATCGTGGACAACCAAAGGCTACAATCAATTTCATTTCTTTTTCGCCCATTCCTTTTCGATCTCAGCTATTCGCCTACGACGAGCTAGATTTATTTTGCCTTTGCTGATTCCACGATTCTCACGGCTGGCAATAAGATGTTCTATGATTTTTGGTTCCCATTTCGGATAGGCCCAAGGTTTATCAAAAACATAGCAATACCGACCTGGAAGTTGAACCACTTTCAATTTAGAAAGGCTAAATCTTAACGGTGTCTTCCTTTCCAAAATATCCCGTAGATTGGCTTGTCCCCCACCCTTCCAATTTCCGTTAGCTTGTCTAGTAACATTGACTCTTAGCCATTCATCTAGTAGCAACCGTGCCCTTTCCGTATCACCAAAATACATCGTACCGGAAAGAAACTGATTATCATTACGATTTCGATCATAACCACTAGAAGGTCCTTGAAACCAATGGGCTGCAAAGTCACAATCTAGTGAGTCAAAATAATCAGTAGGGTCTTCATGAAACACTGCATCTACATCTACATAAAGCAACCCACCCCGAAGTATCTTTCTCCACCATTTTAGTAACATTGGTTTCATCGCAACAGCGTGGTCCCAATCTGGTTGAGACGAAACTTCTTTTACAATAGGAAATATATTCAAACGATGACAAGACTGGAGCAAACGATCAGCTTCTTTTGAATATTTGCCACCTGTATGAAAGGCCACTACTCTCATATCTATCCAGCCTTCTCAATAGCTTGAATAAAATGTCGACGACGTTCTATCAATTGAGGACGACACTTGCGATCTTCACGATATTCTCTACTAGCTTGAAGATGCATAACGATGGGCGCGCCCACATCGTATCGTTTACTTGTCCGATCAAAAACCCAACACCATTCTGGACCCAATCCCAAATCCACTTCTGGAATCGTTCGGAGAAGAACTTGTGGCTGACGTGGCAAAATAGAAGTCTTGACAGTAACCTCATTCCATTTATTTACTATACTTTTTGCCTTGGGCTCAGGGGCCACGACGATTGTGCCTGATAGCACTTCGTTTCCCAGCTGGTGTATAGAAAAAGGCTTTATCTCATTCCGCCACGTATTAGGCAATTCTGTGCGTGGGTCACGCAATAGAATTGCATCTGCGTCTACAAATAAAATAGGACGATCTGAAAAGAACCGCATGGCTTGGAGAACGTAGGATGGCTTGAGCCTGACAGCTTCTTTCCAAGTCAATTTCACTCGGTTCGGAACGAACATCAAGCAGCATCGTAGTCCCTCAAAACGTTCCACGGATTTCCGTAGCCGTTCGGCTTCTTGCCGGTAGGGACCATCTGTACAGTAAGCAGCCACCACTACGTCTTGCCAAAGGTCCATGGGGTTCATTTCGTTTTTTCTTTCAAGGTCTTCTTAAACGCATTTTCACGAGTAGAAACAGTTGCCATTTTACGATACTGAGTTGGTTTATTGTACTTGGAGAATGGTTGTTTTGATGCCATTAATTGTTTCCGTTCGCTTTCCGACAACTTTTAAGTTGTCACTCATCTTTACCAAAAATTCCTCTTGTAGCTTGTAATCCCCAAGAGGATTTATTAACACTGCCTTATCTGTCTTCACTTCTAAAATCGTAAACACTGGATCATCAAATAAATCTGCTCCCAGTGACTCTGGATTAGCGTAGTACGATGCTACGTTTTTGTTCGCTGACGTACTCACCCATTTTCGCGCAGGTTCCCAAACATCTCCAATATTGGGAGCCTCATCTATTACCATTCCTCTGTAAACTACTCCTTGCCGTTTAGGAGCACTTTCAAGTATTTGCTGAATACGAGCACCGTAAACAGGATCGTTTATGATGTCCGCGTCCGCTATGTACTCCGTAAAAAGTTCTTTATCAGATGGTGACAATGACCGCGCCCAAGTACGTTCATCAGGATCCAAATATGTGCGGTACTTGACCAAATGGTCTTGGCTTCCTGGACCTTCCCTAACCATATTCTTTACAGCACGATCAAAGTCCACATCTACATTCTCAATCGTCTTTGGCGTAGGCTTCTTTGTAGGTTTCTTTGTAGGTTTCTTCGTCGTTTTCGGTGGACGAATCTTAGGGGTTTTCTTAACTGTCTTGCCTGTCTTCTTGCTCACAGGAGTCCAAGCACAACGGCAATTCGGATGGACTGGGATAATACCACGAGCTTCCTTGACTTTCATTATCTCGCCTTCATACCCAGCACAAATTTCACACACCAACGAATCGCCCGAAGTAGAAAACTCAGCTTCAATTTCCACTTCCGTAATATTCAATGCTTCGTACGCATCCAACTGTCCATCAGCGTGGGCCGCAATCACTTCGGTCCGCGCTATCGTCCTTGCTCTGGTTCTAGTGAGCGTGTCAATACTCTTAGACATCTTACGAGCAATAGAAAGCGGATTCTCACCGTTAGCCAATCCTAGAGCCAAGTGACGGGATAATTGATTTCCCATCTCATCCGTCACGCCCTTCATCTCATTCCAAGCTCTGGTATACATAGCTTCGATTCTAGCCGTTTCTTCCGGCGCATCGAATGTTAGCCCCAACAGCTTTCCATCATCCGTCATTCGCAAGCCTTCTGGCGTTTCTAACAATTCACCATACACTTCTCGATAGGACCGTAATTGACCTTTTTTGTAAGATGATTCAATGTACTTAGCCATCCACGGCTTGCCGTCGTGACTAGTAGTGAGAATACCAGCATCAACTTGTTCTTGTAGCCAGGAACGAAAAGCATCTACTTTTTGAGTGTCAGTTAAGAATTGATAAGCTCGTTTTTCAATATTGGTAGTAAATACTCGTTTGGTTTGCTTCAATCCAAACGCATCGTCTGTATATAAAAACTTCCGCACGGCCACACGGACCTTGCGGAAACGTTTATTGACTTCGGTTACAAACCTATCACGTATCAACTTAGTCCGTGATGGGTCTAACTGCCTAGCTGTAGCCATCTATGTATCCTCATCAGGATTCTTCCGAGTTCGTATGCCCAAACGTTTCGCTATTATTCTAGCCTTTTTTGAACCAAAAATCGACTCGGACAACCGATCTAGCTGATTATAAAATTCTGCGAACCAACAACGTCCAGAATTCTCAGGCTGATCAGGGTCCTCCCAATGGGGATTATGGGCCATAACGTAGAACCTAATCAACTGCTCCACATCGTGTTGAATGGTTTTGTATCGGCGCTTGGCATTATCGGACCGTTTCTTAAGTCGTTTGATTTCTTTTCCAGCATCCATTACAGCACGAGCATTTTTCAAATACTTTAGTTGTGCCTTAGTCACGTGTTCTTTCATGTTCCAAAATTCCCTTTCAATATAGCAAAGTCGTCTATGTTTACTCTATTATCGTGATTGAAATCCCCATGCCACCAGCCTCCAATTTCCCCGAAGTTCTTTTTCAATCGGGCGAAATCATCTAGGTCCACGTCCCCATCTAAATCACAATCGCCTTTCGGAAACACCCATGGTTCCTCACGGCTAATGAACATAGCCGTAGCCACCGAAACCTCATGGATTAGAACGTACGCTGTCGACACGTCCTGCCGATAGGTATGATGCCAATAAACTCCATAACCTTCCCATTCAACCTTAACTTCCCAAATCTCCCCAGCAGGTATGGTTCCCAATTCGTATCCGTCATAATCTGGATAACAACGATCTTCTTCCCATACACCATTTCCTGTTACGATAGGATTGCTGAGAACCGGGTGAAGGTCCATGAAATCATATTGCTCATGATACCAACGCCAATACACGTTGGGCTGATCAAGTCCCGATTCATTTTCAAACGACATATGGACAGTGACAAAACCATCATCTTCGTAGACTTTACATTCTACTGTTCCAGCTCTACCACCTTGGCCAGATGGGAGAAACAAACGGCTATCCGAATAAAGACCGAAAAGAACACGGGGCATGAAAACGATGCAAATAATTACAATAATTGTTCGTAGCAAAATCGTTTCTACCAAATCTTTGGTTTAGTAAGTGGGCCTACCATAATTGTGTACAAATCTTCAAAGACCGTAGGAATAGCAGTAAACAATTTATCCAACGCCATCCGCATCAATCCCCGAATTTGCCATTGCGCTCTAGGATTCAATGCTCTTTCTTTGAACACATGACGCCACTGCCGTAGATTATAGGTTGTTACCACTTCCGTTTTCGTAGCGTTAGGCAAAACGCTTCGTGCGTCCTCTGGTTTAATCCCAGCTTCGATCAAACCTGAATAGCGGGCGCAAGCTTCTTCCACCAAGGACAACCAACGCTGGAAGTTTGGCGTTCCCATTTCGATGCTCAAAGGACGAATGACTTGGAATCCCTTCTGACTGTAATTAACATACCGTTGGGACTCCTGACTGTAAGCTGCTATGCGATGCCGAACTAACTGGTGGCTCATCGACCGATCACCGACGAATCGGACCGTCACGGCCAAATGCTCCAAAACGCTTTCATGCCCATTTCGAATAAGCATTTGAACAAACTTCTCAGCGGACTGATCCGTGATATGATTCTCACTTTTGTAACACGTTCGTCCGATGATTTCCAAAAGTCTAGGATATTCAAGCAACCAAGCTTCCGGCGTTAGAATTTGAACAGACGGTTGGATTATCTGGATGTCAATTTTCGGCTTTTCCACGTACAGTCTCCTTTTCGCACCTTATAGCTTCGTTCTAACCCATCTAAAACCACGGCAAACACAGTTCTAAGACACTTTCTTCCGAAAAGCGTAGAGATACCCCATTTCGGTATAGAAGAGCTTTCTAAGGGCCAATGAAGTGAGCAATCGGTCACCTTGTTGGTCTATGACCCGCGTTGCGTTATACCAATATCGTTCTCGCCCTTGAAAAACATAGGCAACCGAAGCCGCCAAATTCATATCAGCCATTCCAGAGTAATGCCGAAGTGCTCGATAGACTCGGTAAAACCGTTCCCACCGCACGCGCAAGTTTGACCCAGATTTGAACGACCGTTGAATTATCTCAATAAAGTCCATCCGAAGCTGGTGGGCTTTCTGTTGAATCGCTGCTTGGATTTCCGGACTCATCTGACTTTGAGTAAACACTTCCCGTCTCACCATACGTAATCTCCTTTCGGGGTTCCTCCTTATTTTCTGCTTCACGCTTCATCTCATCCCACTTTCGTACTGAGAAGGATTTTACAAAATCATGAATAGCATCTAACACAGCAGGACCGTTGCGAACAACTCGCCAGGGACAACAAAAACCATCTGAATCTTCCAACCACACCCTATAGTAGTGAACGTTTACTGCTTTGAACGCTGGGAAGATGTTGCGCCATCGCATACTCTTGAGCTTACGATGTTCAGAACGATTCAAAACCAACATCATCGGAATCGTTTTAGGACCTGAGCGAGTGGCCTTCCAAGGATACCGACGAATGTTGATGTAAAACCTCTTTTGGTACTTCATCTTCTTCTTGGTCCACTTAGTCAATCGTTTCATTTTAATTTGCTCTTTCTATTCAGCCTTCTTGAGTACTCGCCTTGCCTTTGCCATACCTTTATTGGTAAGTTCCCACACACCCTTGGGAGAATGGTCTTTAATCCAACCATTATGCTTCATCTCAAGACGTTCAAATTGAGCATATGCCCACCAACGTGGACAACGACGACTTCCATCACGAATCATTTCGTAATCAACTTTATTCAAAATAGGTCTCATCATCAACTCAACACGACTTAACACGTCACCTATTTGACCGCTGCCTCCCATCTGGTAAAGAACTTTCAAGATTGATTCATAATAAGCCGATTGAGACGTAATGCGTTCAATATCATCAGTATCGTTTTCACCTTCTTTCCGTTTGGGCACTGTTGGAATCAACTCATCCCATTCTTTGCACAGAATTGAGACTTTGTCCCGAATTGACTTCTTTGCTTTAGCTGTTTCTACTACTTCCTGAACTTTCTCGTATTCCTTTCTTTTAAAAGATTTGGAACCAACAACATTGAGCTTGTGTATCTCAATGTCTATTCGTTCAAGTAGCATCTCGAATGACGATAATACGTCGTTAAATTCACTCCAACTCATTTGATTTATTTGGTCGTTCACTTGTTTTCCTTGTTCTTCCTGTCTTTTTGATTATGTCTAGTGAAAAATTCTGTTCCTTCCATCTTATTTGCAGCCTCAACGGACGCGCCTATAGACACAAACAGAGCTAGAACAAAGGCCAAAAAGATGCTGCTACAAAACAACAGGTAATAAAACAAATACCACAACGGAAAGAAAACTATTATGGCTGACACCCAAGCCCAAGTAGGTAACATTTTCCTTCTCCTATTAAAAAAGCCTCAGAGGATACAAAGCCACGAGTTCAATAGGGCTTCGTTGTTATTATCCTCTGAGGCTTCGTCTGACCAGGCAAACATTCTCTAGATCAAGAAGTGGCTAAGCAGCCATCCCGCTGCTAGGCACTTAATAAGTCGCAGCCACTTCTTCAAAATACTTAACTAACTAGAACATGATTGCTGCCCAACCTTTCATCTCATATTCTAAGCATTCAATGCTGCCCCACGCTACTAGGGCCAGAAGCGTTTCCACGTGTCCCACAAGGACCCATTCGCCACATAATTCACATATCAAAAAATCTCAATGAATTAGTTTTCAATAGGGGCTTTTCAATCGCCCCGCATAAGCAACCTCCTTCCCTTTAATTCATTCTTCCATAGCATCCGAATCGCATACGTATTATCAGGGACATGCCCCAGTTCAATTCTACGACTCGTGAGTGGGACTGCCCATCCCAGCTGCGGAGGAAACAGCATAGCCCACGAGTCGTGAGGGAAAGATGGCGCTGGAGAATCCTGCGGAGAACGCACGATCACCAACAAGGCAATCGTTATCGGCAATCAAAGGAAACACCCACCCAACGGAGGCACAATCCATGGGTTAAACAAGACTCTCCAGCGCCAAGCGGTTTCGGTAGGATTTGAACCCACAACCTCTCAGACCGGTCTGAGCGCTCTTCCAATATTGAGCTACGACACCGCTGATTCTTTGCTACTCAGATTGAGAACCCGACTTACCCATGCCAGTAAGCCGTCTCTAGCTCTCAACCCACCCACTTACACCTATATCCCATAACGGCATGCCCATCGCAAAGAATCATAATAAACACGTGATGGGCAGAAGGTCACGGACTCCAATTAAGCCTTCCCCAAGGCTGCTGAAAGGAAAGCACCCATCACGTGAATGAGAACCGCCAGGAATCAAACCTGGATTGATTGGTGGAAAGGATAGAAAGCCCCAACCAATTAGCGTCCAAGGTTCGTCCACGCCTTGTCGCTACGGTCCTCACCCCAACCGCACCCAAAACAATAATTGAGACTACGAAAGGGTGAACAGCGGAATCGAAAAGCCGCCACCACGACGGTTGGCCAGCTCCGTCGTTAAACGTTGCCCTTTTGCGTGTCCTCTAACCAGCTAACCAGCGAAAACAACTCGCTGCTGGCGTAGTCCCAAAATTATAACACCCTATTCAATTGTCAATTGAAACAACTAAGACTTGTTCTTCCGAACGCTTTGCTTTTCACAAACAGCCCTGCGCTGAGAATTGTCCGGAAACTCTTTGACCATTGTTTTGTCACTCATACAACGATCAATGAATTCTTTATATTCTTCTTCTTTTCGACGAACAGGCAAAGGCATTACAATTCCTTTCCCTAGTTGCTGAAATGTCCAGTTTCTTCGTTAGCCGTTTCGTCTGATCCGCAAATTAATGCCACCCACAATTCACGGATGATCCTGAAAAACGATGATACCAGAAAACCCAAAACGAACATGAGTACTAACATCCAACCATTCATCTGCTAATCCTTTTCGTTTTCATCTTCCTCAATTCCGTCTTCTCCTATATCTTCGCCCGTTTCGTCTTCCTCAAGTTCGTTTTCTTCTTCGGCGATTCCTTTTTCCACTTGCTCCAACACCGCATCAACTGTTTCCTGATCCCATCCCAAAATCCGCGTCAGGTAGTAAGACGCTGGCATCAGCATATCAACTCCGCCAGCCACGTACTTCTTGAGTGCTTCCGTAAGGATATTGGTCACTTCGGCCTTTTCCTTATCGGATGGCGTCATCATATCCGGCCAGCTAACCCTAACTGTGTCCTTGGTCTCTGGGAGTATTCCCAACTCAATCAACCGATCTACTAATGGACGTATAACATATGGCGTTAGATAATCGTTTTGTCGTCCTTTGATCCGTTCGGCCCAAGCCTTGGCATCCGACGTTCCTGCTAGCTTGCCTTCTTCCGTTCCCATAAATACTCGGTACGGAATACCCAACGTGATACAGATGGAAACGATATGGAGCTCAAAATGATCCTTGGGAGAAGCCACCTGAGACGAAAGCTGCTTAGCATTCAGTCCTGTCGTTACGATGTAACGCTGAAGACCGTTCAAGTAGGCATTCAATTCCTTTTGAAGCGTTTCCTTAGCGTCTGAGTCAATTTCAACACCAGCTTCAGCCCAACGCGGGTCTAACTCCAAAGACAAACCAGGATAACCACCTTGCCAAAACATCTCAGCGGACCCACCACTGATTTTACGAATATCCTGAAGGCGATTAAAAACTGGATACATCCGACTCTCACCATAAATTTCACTCATCCGCCGATTATCAGCAATATGAATCACGCGGGTCCAGTGGACTTCTCTCGTCTTGCGAACGTCCGTGTTCGTTGGATCGTTGTCACTGAACATGATTTCATACATCGTAGGCTGGCCATACCGTGGATTGGAAACGTCGTTTTCCGTCGTCTTGACATTAACAACGGTTTCATCAAAAACCCGTAGATACATCAATTGACGATCTTTTCCAGGCAGGGCTTCCTGACTCAGTTTTCCACCGTCATTAATCCCCAACAAAATCACACCGAATCGACCAACACCACTAAGGCGATCTGCTCGTTGGAGCACTGGGAACAAGTGGAGCTTTTCTTGAATTTCGTTCCAAGCCCCTTCAAACTCCGTTTCTTCGGCTTCTTCCGTATCATAGACTTCCGGCTTGACTTTCCAACTTTCCTCAGGCAGTACACTAACTACTCGCCTAGCAATGCCCTCCTTTTTCCACATTTCCTCCAGTTGACTGATAGAAGGGTCCGTCACATACCCACACTCGGTGTCGATGTTACGGCGTGGGTCCAATAGATTTCTAAGCGTTTGCGTACGACTAGTATAAGCATTAACAACAGCTTGAGCCATTTGGTTACGAATTTGAATAGCCTGAATCTCTGCCCGATCACGCGCGTTTCGCACACTGGGTGACCGGTTCACTTTCGTCGTCGTCTTCTTCGTCGTCTTGGCCATGATGTTTTAACCTCTCATCCAAGCGTAAACTTTCACAGTTGTTATCTTCCAAAATTCCTACAACACTCAATTTCCATTGTCCGAAAAGATGAGGACTTGGTGGTGGTATCTTTTGCTTTTCTCCGTAATTGTAATGCGGTGTGTAATCGTTCGGCAGTTGATGGGCACGAGTACATTGATCACAGAGCAAACTACGCCGCTCAATTTCGCTAACCAATGACGCTCCGCACTCCGCACAACGAGCATCCTTCTTGGCTATGAAACGTCGGCAAGGTCCATCCTTCCGATGGCAATGATTAAATCGGTGAACGCAAAGACTGCACTCTTTATTCCACTCGCATTTACCCAAGAGAAATAGCCCCGATCTGTTTTCTATTCTTAGACAACCAAGCAAAAGCCCCAGATGACGCATCAACCTGGTCTTTGTATTTAGCCAACTTCCCGAAGTTCATCAATTCCTTAAGGTATTCCGCTGTCCACTCGGCGTTGTTTACAACAACGTTTCCTGCGTTCACTTGAGCAGCGTAGGGGTCTGCTCGATAAATTTTATCACCTGTTGGCCTATGAGCACCAACTTTGAATCCAGCTAGGTTCCGAACCGTTGCTTGCGCTGATTCTAAACCACCGGACCCTGGTTCCTGCTCTACAATTATCGTTACCGAACGGCCATCAAGCTCAGCCGTCTGCTTAATGAGCTTCTCACGTTCACCCGCATCGTACTGAACACGCTTCACGTCCAACACATAATATTTCCCATCACTCCCCTTCCCCATCAACACGCCCACCGTATACGCTCCGCCGCCAGGAGTGGCGGCTTTGTCCCAATATCGCACCAATACCATACGGGATTCCGGCGCAACGTGACGTACTTCGATCTTAGCAACTTTGAACATACCACCAGATGGAGGCACGGGGTTCTGAAGGAATTGGCCAGCGTAGATTAATTCTCCAACGAGCTTTTGTTCAGCTAAGGCAGCACGACCAAACCGAACTGGATCAAAAAGCCCATCTACGTAGTGTGTCTTGAGTTCAGGTGGTTTGGGTTCGGGGATTCCTGGTCCCAGTTCAGCTGGAATCCTAATATGCTTAATCTTCAATCCCTTCTTTTGCCACTCTAGCATTTCAGCTGTGGGGTCCGAATCAGCCAAGCGCTGCATAATCAAAATCGTCGGCGTGCGTTCCAACGAAACTTTCCGCTTGCTAAGCGTTTGACTGATCCACTCGTTTGCAGCCTTGACTTCAGCTTCGGAATTGGACCCATTTGGGTCTAGAGGATCATCCACGATGATAACGTGTCCATGCCAACCTGTAACGCTGCCACCAGTAGAACAAGCGTATCGCCAACCACCTAGTACGTTTTGAAAAACCGTCTTGGTATTTTTATCCTTGCGGAGTCGAAGTTTGGGCCAACAAGAAAGGAAGTGGGTGCTTTGAACAATAGAACGGGACTTTTGACTCAAGTCCATTGCTAAGGAAAAATCGTAACTGCCACAAATCGTTTGTATCCAAGCCTTCCGAGTCCAAAACCAAATCGGCGCCATCACCGAAACGATTGTGCTCTTGGTGCTACCTGGGGGAACGTTAACCACTAGATCGTAGGGCTTCGGTTTTCGTTCAAAGACATGCTCAGCTAGATATTGAATCTCATCGCAAAGGTAGGGCATATGCCAATTTGATACCATCGGTTCATCAATCGTCTCATGCCAGAATTCTTGAACGAATTCCCAAAAGCTTCCCCGACACAACGATGCCACTACTTCTGCTTCACTTACTTCTGGTCCAATCATTCACCCAATTCCTAATCATTTGGTTGCCGTCTACGAATAGCAGCTAGCACTTCCTTCTTTGCCGACGTACTCAATTCATCTAACAAATCCTCTACGCTAAACGGCTGACGCATTCCGCCAGACATATTCAAGTCTACGCTTTCTTGATATCCACGGTCCCGATTGAGCGTCTTGTTGGCGAAAACGATAGCTGACGTATCACCTGCCTCCACGGATTGAAACAGGTGATCCTCCAAGAAATTCTTGCGGTGGTAGTGGACCTCATCCAAAAGCTTAGAAAACTCAGGGTCTTTCTCTTGCCACGTGCGAACGGTATCAAACGAAACCCCCACGAGCTTCATGGCTCTAGATGGATTGAAATTGCGAGCAATCAAGGCATGAATGAACAAGTGTTGCTTGACTCGTCTTCCCTTGTCAGCTAGCAAGGCTTGAATGCGTGCTGGACCGGTCGCCGCCTTCTCCCATCTCGTCAATTGCTTCCAAACGTCCCGCAACTCTGGGCTCAGGTGTTCGAAGATATATTCTTGAAGTGTTTCTCCGCTGCTCTTTCGTTTCCGTCTAGCCGTCCTCAGCGCCAATCGAAACATCGGCTTGCGGCTTCTCCATTGCTTTACGGTATCACCCCTTACACCGAGTTGGTGGGCAACGGTGGCGTCGGTTTCTCCGCTCTTGGCGAGTTCGTAGGCCTGGAATACAAAATCGTCTTTCCATTTTTTCACGGGCATCCGTTCTCTCCTTCCATACAGGATTATAGAAAAACGGCAGGCACGTAGAAAGCCTAAATCAACTAGTCCCAATTCCCGTACGGAAATTTTGGGGTGAAAATGAGGCTGGGAAAGAAGATTTTTGCTGGGGATAGACATTCGATAGACCTAGATTTTTGCTGGACTTACGTTCAATTTGAGAGCAGGATTGAAAAAAGTCCAACCGAAAGCGGATTTTTCCTCTTAACTAATATCGGTCTAGCCGATATAATGACTGTTGACGATGAGGATAAAAGGAAACAACCAGACAGGAGAACGAACGATGGAACGAATCAACGACAAGACGAAGACGCAAATTCGGAAGATGGCCCACGAATGCTCCAAGCTCGCCGACGCAACCACAGGACTCAACATTGACAACTGGAGCATGGAGGGTATCAGGCTTCAATCCGAAGCGTTCGTGCTCCGTTTCGTTTTGGCCTTCAACACCGTTGGTGGGGTGGAGTCGTGCATCAGAGAAACCCGGAAGGCCGCCAGGCAGCTCATGGTTGGCTACGAAGACCACGAAACGGAAAGAGCACGACGACACGCACGTGCTAATGGGATGCTGAACGCTATTAACATGCTGGAAGCCGTCTTGAAGTCCAATCGGTAGAACCCCAACCAACGCCACCCAGGGCTTCGGTCCTGGGTGGCAGGAGAACGAACGATGAACGCACAGCACGAAAACGGATTCGGTATCGGAAAACTCGACGGTCTGACCTGGAGCACAATCGAAGGCTATGCGGCCGAAGTCACCCGTGAGGATGGGGCCGTGACCTACCGAAGTCAATACATTTGCACGGTGTTCGACGACGAATGGGGTGGCGACATTATCGACGCCGACGGCAAATCCATGACCGAATCGCAGGTCCAGGCCGCCATTGACGAAATCGACGCCCGCGCCGTCAACTCCCACGCGGACCTGCTGGAAGCCTGCCAGGGGCTGCTTGCGCACCTCCCAGATGATGACTGGTCGGACGACCCGGACCCGACCTGCCCGTTGTGTGGACGGCCCAACCCCTATGCGACAGA